CTATGATTGCTTATAGAGTTGCTTGGTGGATTACTAAACACCCTGAAACTACTGTACTGTATGTATCGGCTACTGCTAACTTAGCCGAAAAGCAATTAAAAGCAGTTAAAGACATTCTATTGTCCGACATTTATCGTTTTTATTGGCCTGAGATGGTTAATGAAATGGAGGGTAAACGGGAACGTTGGTCAGTAGATGAGATTAGCGTAGATCACCCTAAGCGTAAAGCTGAAGGTATTCGTGACGCAACGATTAAAGCTGCGGGTATTACCGCAAACGTAACAGGCTTACACTGTAATGTAGCCGTCCTAGACGATGTAGTCGTTCCTGATAACGCCTATTCTCAATTGGGTCGTGACCAAGTACGAGCGTTTTATTCGCAGCTTTCTTCTATTGAGTCTACAGGTGCTAAAGAGTGGGCAGTTGGTACACGCTACCACCCTGCTGACTTGTACCGAGACATGATGGAAATGACTGAAGTATACTTTGAAGATGATGCGGATGAAGAAACAGAGCTTGAAGTTTATGAAACGTATGAGCGTACTGTAGAGACTAATGGTGAGTTTTTGTGGCCTAAGCAACGTCGCACTGACGGAAAAACATTTGGGTTTGATGCTCGTGAGCTTGCTCGTAAAAAAGCAAAGTATTTAGATGTAACGCAATTCTATGCTCAGTATTACAACAACCCCAATGCTGTCGAAACACAGCTAATTGATCGTAGTAGGTTTAGTTATTACGAACGCAATAAAGTAGAAAACGTAAGTGGTGCTTGGTATATGGGAGATAAGCTGCTCCACATTTACGCAGCAATGGATTTTGCGTACACAATTAATGCTAATTCAGATTACACTGTAATTGCGGTTATAGGCGTAGATGAAGATAATAATTATTACGTATTAGATATAGATAGATTTAAAACAAATAAGATTAGCGTTATGTACGAGAAAGCAGAAACAGTATTTCGTAAATGGCGCTTTAAGAAAATGCGTTGTGAAGTAGTTGCTGCTCAACGATTAATTGTAGGTCAGTTTAAAGACTACATGCGTAGCCAAAACATTGTGTTTACAATTGATGAGTACAACCCTCCGCGCAACATGAGTAAAGCAGAACGCATTGCAACCATCTTAGAACCTAGATACAACAATAACCAAATTTGGCACTATAAAGGCGGTAATTGCCAGATTTTAGAAGAAGAACTCATCATGAACAATCCTGAGCACGATGACGTGAAAGATGCTGTAGCAGCTTGTGTAGAGATTTGTAAAGCTCCTATGGGGTATAGGTCTTGGAACAAACGTAGCAACGTAGTTCAATTTAATAGTAAATTTGGAGGAGTAGCGTATTAACGCTTAACATTATGAACGAAAACATTCAAACATCATTTGATGATGATTCTTTAGCCACTAAAATTTCTGACATGTGGACACGCTGGGATAGCTCACGTTCGCAATGGAAATCAGACCAACAAGAGTTACGTAACTATTTGTATGCAACAGATACACGTAAAACGTCTAATAGTAAATTACCGTGGAAGAATTCCACAGTAACTCCTAAGCTAACTCAATTACGAGATAACTTACATGCTAATTACATGGCAGCATTATTCCCATCTGACGATTGGTTTTACTGGCAAGCAGATGATAAAGCTCCAGAACTATTAGCAAAACGGTATGCAATTACTAATTACATGAAGCAAAAATTAAAAGCTTCTAGGTTTGAATTGCTAGTTTCGCAATTAGTTTATGACTACATTGATTTTGGTAATGTATTAGTTACATATGATTTTGTACGAGATACAATTACAGATAGCAATGGTAAGGTTATAAACAAATACGCAGGCCCTAAAGCCTATCGTATTAATCCTTCTGACATTGTATTTAATCCTTTAGCTGAAACATTTGAGCAAACGCCTGTTGTGCGCCGTATGTTAAAGTCAATTGGAGATTTGCTTACAGACATAGAAACTAAACCAGCATTAAATTATAATAAAGGTGTAGTTGCTAAAGTAATGGCTTTTCGCCAAAGCTATCGTGACGATCCTGAATTTAAGAAAACACATAACTTATCTATAGACGGATTTGGATCTACAGAAGAATACCTAGATAGTGATATGGTTGAATTGTTAGAGTTTTGGGGTGATATTTATGACCCTGATACTAAGAAGTTATTGCGCAATCAACTAGTAACGGTTGTAGACCGTAAATGGGTTTTACGTAAGCAAAACAATCCCTTATGGACAGCTTCTAAACCAATCTATCACTGTGGTTGGAGACTGCGTTCTGACAACTTGTGGGCACAAGGGCCTCTTGACCAATTAGTTGGTATGCAATATCGCATTGACCATTTAGAAAACTTAAAGGCAGATGTTTTTGATTTAATTGCTTATCCTGTAGTTAAAATTAAAGGGAGTACTGTCGAAGAGTTTGAATACGAACCCGGAGCTACTATCTTTGTAGGTGACGAGGGAGATGTTGATTTTATTCGCCCAGATTCTACTGCGTTGAATGCAGATATGCAGATCCGTGAACTAATGAGTAGAATGGAAGAATTAGCCGGTGCTCCTAAACAAGCAATGGGTATTCGTACTCCCGGAGAAAAAACTAAATACGAAGTGCAAGCACTAGAGAATTCTGCTGGTCGTATTTTCCAAAGTAAAGTAAGTTGGTTTGAAAGAAACATTCTTGAGCCACTACTTAATGGTATGTTAGCTGAAGCTGTACGTAATTTTGAAGGCGTAGAGCGTATTCGTGCTGTAGATGAGGAGTATGGAACTGAAACCTTTATTGAAGTTACAAAGCAAGATTTGGTTGCTGTTGGAAAAATTTACCCCGTGGGTGCTAGGCACTTTGCAGATCAGGCTAAATTCATACAAGAACTTGCCCAAACGATCCAGACTATTCAAGCTATCCCTACTGTGGCTGCACATATTAGTGGTAAAGCTATTGCTAAAGCTCTTGAGGAGAACTTAGGTTGGCAAAATTATAAGATTGTGCAAGATAATGCAGCTTTGTTTGAACAAGCAGATAGCCAACGTATTATCAACCAGCTACAAGAAGACTTGACTGTTGAAAACCAAGTTGATCCTGAAGGAGCGCCTGAAGCAGGCATGCCTCCACAGGAGATTGACAATGAGCAGCAAGGTATGATACAATAATAGTATATAAGGTATATATGAATAAAATATTATTAAACAATAAACCTAAAGATATTAGTAATGAAGAGTTTATTAAGCTATGGAATAACTCTAGTTATATACTAGAAAGCTTATATAAAACTTTAAAAGCTATGGAAAAAGAATTAGATACAGTTAAGAAGGATGATTTTGACTGTCCTAATCATTATGCTAAACTGGCTTACAATGCAGGCCAGTGTCGTATGATAGATGTGGTTACTAACTTACTGCCTAACGCAGTTAAAATGTGACCTTTTTAAAAAAACAGACTCTAACACATATTTAGGAGACAGCATGACCGATGCTACAATTTTTAACGAGGGTGACAATACCAACGAAACCCCAGTAACCCCAGAGGCGACAACCGATGGAGACTTATTTCCGGCACTTGTTGGAGATGGTCAAAAATATAAAACACCAGAAGATTTGGCAAAAGCCTACTCTAATGCTGACCAGTTTATTGAGCAACTCAAAGAAGAGAATCGTAAACTACGTGAGCAAGCCAGTTCTGCTAAGACTATCGATGATGTTTTAGAACGTATGTCAACACAACGCGAAGTACCAGAGTACGACAATTCTCCTGCTCAGGAATTTAATCCTGAAATTGTACAACAGCTTGTAGAGAAGACGTTATCCAGTAGAGAAAAAACACAACGTAAAACGGAAAATTTGTTACACGCTGATAAACTCATGAAAGATCAGTTTGGCGACAAAGCAATGGAAGTATTTAAACAACGTGCAAATACCGAAGAGAAACTCCGAATTATGATGGATTTAGCTGCTACTGACCCCGTAGAATTTGTAAGCTTGTTTGCAGGAACACCTAGTGTTACTAATAACATGGATACAGGCTCTATGAACACAACTTCTGTACCTTCTACTGGAGGCAATCGTGCTAATGTTGAGGGCACTAAAGAATGGGCTGCAAAGATTCGTTCTGAAAATCCTTCACAATATTGGTCACAAGAATTCCAGTTCAAGCTACAACAAACTGTTACTAAAAACCCGACCTTATATTTTGGTCAATAAGGAGATTTAAATGGCTGGAACCGATTACGCAAAAGTCAACGAACATCTAGTTCGTACAGAACTCTGGTCTTCAGAGTTAAAAGATATTCTACAAGAGCAATTGATGGGCACTAAATATGTCCGCATGTTGAATGGTTTCCCTGACGGCAATCAATTTAACATTCCTTCTATTGGTGAACTGCCAATGCGGGAAGTTGCAGAGTCTACGCCAGTGACGTATGACGCAATGGACACTGGTGAATTCACGTTCAGCATTGACCGTTACGTTGAGTCTGCTACGTACATTACCGACAAAGCTAAACAAGATAGTTTTTATGCACAACAACTGATTGGCATGTTCCCTGCCAAGATGCGCCGTGCATTGGACGAAAACTTGGAAGGCTCTGTTATGGGTCTGATTAATACCCAGACTATTAACGATACCAACACCATTAACGGTGCTGACCATCGTTTTGTTGCTTCTGGTGCAACAAACACTGTGTTGTCTCTGGATGACTTTGCTAAAGCTAAATACGCTTTGGACAAAGCTCAAGCAGGTGGCTCACGTGTAGCAATTATTGATCCTTCACAAGAGTATGTGTTCAATAACTTGGTGGGCGCACAAGCATTTACTAACAACCCTTCTTTTGAAGGCATTGTTAACGGTGGCTTTGTAAACAGCGTTACCGGCATGCGTTTTGTTAAAAACATCTTTGGTTTTGACGTGTATGTGTCTAACTTCTTGGCTACACCTACGGATACAACCCTAGACTCAGTAAGTGTACCTGCTTCCCCTGTTACAAACATGTTCATGTCTGTAGGCGGTGATTTGACTCCATTCGTGGGTGCATATCGTCAAATGCCTAACGTCGAGTATGAGCGTAACAAAGACTTGCGTCGTGACGAATACGTGATGAACGCACGTTTTGGTTTGAAGTTGTACCGTCCTGAATGTGTGGTTGGTGTGATTTCTAAGAGCACTATCTAATAATTGAAAGGATAATATAACATGACTCGTCAAACTACATGGACTAACGCTGATGGTTTGGTTGTGGGCTTTGGCCCTAACTACCCAGAGCGTAATGTCGCTGGCATCATTGAAACCGATGGTGTCGTTAAAGAAGCTCGTCTAGCTATTACCTACGAAAGCTCTGGTGCTGGCATTAGCCTGCCTGCTGGCTCCGTAGTGCTAGATGTTCTAGTAAAAGTTGGTACTGCTTGGGTTGGTGGTACTAAGGTTGAGATTGGTGATGGTTCTGATGCAGATGGTTGGGTTTCAGCCACGCAAGGAGCTACCGCTAACTTGACAGCAGGTGCTACGGTACGTGCAGGTGGCGCTTACGCTATCGGTGCTACTGATGGTACGGCTAAAGCCCTTGGTAAGGTGTATGCAGCAGCAGACACTTTGGACGTTGCTATTACCGGTGCTTATACCGCTGGTGATGCTGACGTATTTGTACGCTACATTTAATGTAGTATGAAGGAAGGGGGTAATTCCCCTTTCTTTTTAATAGGAAGTATATGACTGTTTACCATAGAGACCTATCCGCCGCAGACGTACATGAACCTAAAAATGTAGCATCCGCGTCATCTAATCAAGTATACGCTGCTACAGGATTGGGTAGTGGTGAATGGAAAAGAGTAGATACCGGAATGTTAAGGGGTGTTAGTGGTACTGGATCAGCAGGAGATTTAGTTTTAACTGACGGTAGTGGAGGATTTACTTTATCTTCTACAGCTCACGGTAACGTTTATTTTTATAACATTCCTTCTCCGTACACTTTAGCTGTTACAGGAACGAATTTTCAAAAAATTAACGCAACTACACAAGCTGTAGGAAGTTCCCAGCTAATTACAGAAGGTAGTGATTCTAAACTAACCTATACGGGCACAATCCCTGTAGATTTAGATCTTGTATTTAATGCGTCTATTTCTCAAATAAGCGGAAGTAACAGAGATCTAGAATTTGCTTTCTATAGAAATGGGGTAGCTGTCCCCGGAAGCAATGTGATTATTACAGCTAAAAACAATGAAAAACATATGATTAGTTGTCACGCAGATGTTGCTGTGGCCCCAAACGACTACTTTGAAGTGTATGCAAAAAACCATTCTGGAACAGGCGACATTAGCATGTACACATTATCAATAGCGGCTACCACAGCAGGTACTTAATATGGCTAAATACACGTTATTAGATATGACCCAAAGCATTTTAAGTGCTATGGATAGTGACGCAGTAAGTAGCATTGATGAAACGGTTGAAGCTGTACAAGTCGCTGATCTTGTTAAAGAAGCTTACTTTGAATTACTTAGCCAACGTGATTGGCCTTTTTTGTTTGAGCTTGGGGAGTTAATAGCATTAGCTGATCTTAACAACCCTACTAAAATGAAGATGGTAGACACATGGAATAAAATTAAGTGGATTAGGTACGACAAGGTAGAAGTAGAGTATTTGTCTCCAGCAGATTTTACAGCCATGATTGACCAAAGAACACCGCAGCTTAACGTAGTTAACGCTCTTGGATTTGGTTTAAATCGCAATCCTACGTACTGGACTTCGTATGATGATGAGCATATTATTTTTGACTCTTACAACAGCACTGTTGAAAGTACGTTGTCACAAAGCAAAACTAAAGTGTATGCGGCATTAGCTCCTACGTGGGTACATATTGATACATTTATACCTAACATTCCAGAAAAGTTTTTCCCCACTCTTATTGCTGAAGCAAAAGCACAATCATTTATTAATTTAAAACAGCAACAAAATAACAGAGAAGAACTTAAAGCTCGTCGTGGTCGCATGACAATGCGTAATGAAGCGTGGCGTAATGAGTACGGTGAAACTACTTATAATAAGAAAGTAAATTATGGCAGACATTAATGTAGATAAGGTGTTAAAGAAAATGGCTGATAAAAAACAAGCTGCTAAAGAGCGTAAAGAAGAGCGAGAAGAGCAAGGCATTGTAAATAAACTAGTGATTGACATGACTCCTTCAGGATTGTTTTCTGTTCGTTACTCGCTATCCGGCCCTGTGCCCGTAGATTTGCGAGGATTATTTACTCGTAAAGATAAAATTCTTGACATTGCTAAACGTAAGAATGTGCCAGTAGAAGGTCACGATGGCTAAATACGCACTAAACCCCAAACAAACAAAGTTAGATGCTATGCAACTTAAACTTAAAAAAAAGAAAAAGGTTACAGAAGCAGAGAAGTTAGTTAATAAAAATAAAAAAAAACGACACATGCCTAAAATAGGAAGATAAAATATGGCTGCTCAAGGCTCGGTAAAAGATTGGTTTACGTTTGTAGGTGGATTAAACGCAGAAGGTGGCTATTTTAACACGCCTGAACGTAACTGGGTAGCTGGAGACAACATTGTTCCTAAAACAGACGGCAGTGTTGAACGCCGTAAGGGTATTGATTTAGAGTTTAATTCACATTCTAATACATCAATAGTACCTATTGCGCTTACGGAAATTGATAAAGCAGCTACTACGGTTGGGTACTGGGGTGATCGAGTAGTAGTGCAACACGGGTATTTTATAGAAGTATTTGATGCCGACAAAAATCAACTGTGGGACACAAGAAACAGTACCTTATGTATTGATTTACGCCAATTTAATCCTAATACAGACTCACCTATGCTGTATACTGTAACAGGTACTGCGCCATGTTCTTTTGCTGAAGCATACGGCAAACTACTTATTACTAGCGAAGAAATAAACCCAATTCTTTTAGAAGAAGAGGACACGGGAAGAGTTTCTGTAGAAGAAATAAACATTCAAATTAGAGATTTTAAAGGTATTGATACACGTAAACCTATCGACACAGAACTAACTGATGCTGAATGGAATGCGTACAGTCAAACATTCATCCCTCCATCTAGTGCCGGGGGCAACATAGCGTACTATAACCTTCTAAATCAAGGATGGTCATCTACACAAATAAATACATATAAAGCAGCTAATGGAAATAAGCTCCCTTC